CATACCTGCGCCACATCGTGAAGGCCCAGCCGCTCGACTTCGTGCTGATCTCGACCTGGTGCATGGCGCGGCCCGACATCGAAGAAGTGCAGACCTGGCTGGAATCCGGCCGCGTCAAAGTCGTCGACTGGTACGTCGGCGAGATTTTTCCGAACCAGTACGGCGACGAATTCGAACTGGTCGCCGAGATCGTGCGCAAGCACGGCGGCCGCTGCTGCATCGCCCGAAACCACAGCAAGGTAATGCTTGGCGCCTCGCCCGACCGTGGCTGGTACTTCGTAATCGAATCCAGCGCCAACGCCAACACCAACCCGCGCATCGAACAAACTGCCATTCACATGAGCAAAGACCTGTACGACTTCTACGCCGAATTTTTCGACGGCCTGAAAGACATCGACAAGCAATCCAAACAATGACCGCCCACGCCCTGGCCTACCGAGCCGCCCGCCGTGCCATTCGCCCAAAGGCACCGATGACCGTTTCCGAGTGGGCCGACGCCAACCGGATGCTATCGACCGAAGGCTCGGCTGAGCCGGGGCAGTGGAAAACTTCGCGCAATCCGCCGATGCGCGAAATCATGGATTCTCTGTCGGTCGATTCCCGGCTGTCCAAAGTCGTGCTGATGAAGCCTTCGCAATGGGGCGGCACCGAGATCGGCTCCAACTTCATTGCCTACATCATCGACTACGCCAAAGGCCCGGCCGCCATCGTCATGCCGACCGAGGCTTCGCTGCAGGACTGGTCGGCGCAGAAGTTCGACCCGATGGCACGGGATACCAAGTGCGTCGCCGAGGCGATGGCCAGCCGCAGCAACCGGGCCGGCGATAACGCCGCCAAGCGCAAGCGCTTCACTGGCGGTCTGCTCTATTTCAAGACGGCCGGCTCGACCAGCGAACTGAAAGCCACCACGCTGCGCTACGCGCTGGCTGATGAAGTGGACGAATGGGACTGGACGACAACGCAGGGCGATCCGCTCGGCCTGCTCGATATTCGCCTGACTACCTTTCACGACTCGAAAATGTTTGTCGTCAGCAGTCCGACGATCAAGGACGCCAGCCGCATCGAAGAGCAGTTCCTGCTCGGTGACCGCCGCCGCTACCATGTGCCGTGCCCGCATTGCGACGAACTGCAAACGCTGAAATGGCCGAACATCCGCTGGCACAAAACCGGCGCCCGCGTTTCCCGCGCCTGGTACGTCTGCGAACATTGCGGCAGCGAGATCGAAGAATTCAACAAACCGGCCATGCTCGCCAATGGCCGCTGGATTGCCGAAAACCCGGAAGCCCGCCACCGCAGCTACCACATAAACGGCATCTATACGCCAATCGGCCTCGGTCTCGCCTGGTCTGATCTGGCCGAAGAGTGGATCGCGGCCCAGGACGACATCAAAGACCTAGTCATTTTCGTCAACACCCGGCTCGCCGAAACCTGGGCCGACCGCTCGCACGACATCAAACCCAACCTGCCCGCCGCTCGCGCCGAACCCTACGACCTGCGCACCATTCCGCAGGGCTGTCTGGTGCTGACCGCCGGCGTCGATACACAGGACGACCGCCTCGAAGTGCGCATCGAAGGCTGGGGCGTTGGCGACAAGTCATGGAACATCGATTATCACGTTATCCCCGGCAAGCCGAACGAGGATCACGTCTGGCGCCAGTTGGCCGATTACCTCAACGCCGAATTCATCAACCAGTTCGGCAAGACCCTGAAAATTGAAGCCACCGCCATCGATACCGGTGGCCACCACACCCACGACGTCTACGCCTTCGTCCGTGCCGGCCTGATTCGCCGGCCGATGGCCATCAAGGGCGCCAGCCAGCCCGGCCGTATCATCCTCGGCAAACCCTCGGCGCAAGACGTCAACCGGCGCGGCCAGACGATCAAAAAGGGCGTCATGCTCTACCCGGTCGGCACCGACACCGCCAAGCATCTGCTTTACAACCGCCTGAACGGCGATATCGACAAAGACCCCAGCGAACGCAAGGTGCATTTCAGCCACCAGCTGGAGGCCGCGCACTTCGACGGCCTGGTCTCGGAAACCTACAACCCGCGCAAAAACCGCTGGGACGTCAAAAAAGGCAAGCGCAACGAGCCGCTCGACACTTGGGTCTATGCCCAGGCCGCTGCCCACCACCCGGAAATCTACCTGCACAAGTGGAAAGCCGCCGACTGGAAACGCCGCGCCGCCATGGTCGAACCGGAACACGTCCAGCCCAGCCCCACGGTCAACCACGAATCCACCCCAAAACCCGCACCGCCACCCACCAAGCAACGCCCGCGCCGGCGGGTTGTTTACAACCGATAAGGAAAGCCGCCGATGTGTGAATTTATTGAAGACCTGCATAGCCGCCTGATCGCCGATCTGAAAAAAATGGGCATCACCGAGCAGACGGCGCAGATGGTGGCGGTGTCGTTTGTCGGCAGTATCGAAATTGACTACGGCGGCGAGCGGGTCTATATCGGCAAGACCCGCGAAGATGACCGGCGCGAAATGTCCCAGCGCAACCGATCGATCATCCGCGACTGGAAAGCCGGCGAACGGCTGCCGCTGCTCGCCCGGCGCTACGGCATCAGCACCAGGCAGGTGCGCCGGGTGGTGATGGGGTAGGGCAGCAGAGGTAACTACGGGGAACAAAGATATGCCACAAAAAGTACCGAACATAAATTGCCAGTGCTACCGAAATGGCGACTGCCTGCACTACGCTGCACCACGCCAATGGTTTGGACGGCCGCAGTGCATTCTGATTGCGAAGCCGGCAGACATGAGGATTAAGAGCGGGTGCGCTTTGCAATACGAATACACACGTCCGGATGGATACCCGCTGCCACCACCGGTCAGACTAATAAGGGAAGGTGATTTCGTCGATCGTTATATGCCGCCCAGCAGCAAATAACCACCCGCGCCCTATCGTGCAACCGATAGGGCACGCCTTGCCTTAACTGCGCGCCGGGTGGTGATGGGATAGGATGCTTGAGTTAACGCAAAAGTGAACTGACTGCCGGGTTATGCGTACCCGGCGACAACAAAGAGAGGCAAGCGCAATGGAAAACTGGAAGACGATGCTGGACGATGCGCTGAAAGAAAACGGCGAGTATTGGGCCGAAGTTGAGGCCAACACCATGACCGACGAGGAAATGGAGAAGAGCTTTGACGCTGACTATGGTAGAACCGAAGGATGCCCGTTCACGGTTTGGACGAAGAACACGGTATATTTCCCGATCTGCTACGACGGCGCGGAATGGGTGGGCAGCGTGTCGCGCAACCCGGACGGCAAGCCTACCGGCCACCAGGGCGGCGGCTGATGCAGACGCATAACGCCGCCTTGACGAGACGTCCGCAATAGCGATCGCAGTTAAGGCAAGGCGCGGGCAACCAATAGGACACGCCTTGCCTTAACTGCGCCCCGCGCCGGGTGGCACCCTGTGGCCACTATGGCCTTAGTACAAACCTCCGAACCTGCCGAAATTACGGCCGGTGACACTGTTAGCTGGCTGCGCACCCTGGCGGATTACCCCGCCAGCGCCGGCTGGGTTCTTTCATACGTGCTGATTAACGCCGCCGGCAAGATTACCTTGACCGGTGCGGCGTCGGCAGACGATCACTTGATCAGCGCTTCGGCGGCGACCAGCGCCGCCTACGCCGCCGGCAATTACGACTGGCAGGCCAGCGTCAGTCTCGGCAGCGAAAAATACACCGTCGCCACCGGCCGCATCAAGATCAACCCGTCTTTTGCCGCCGCTGCGACGCTGGATCGGCGCAGCCCGATGCGGCGCGCCTTGGAAGATTACGAAAACGCCTATGTCGCTTATATCGGCAACGAATCCGGGCATATCGCTGAATACGAAATCGCCGGCCGCAAGATGAAATTCCGCACCGCCGCCGAAATCTGGATGCAGATTGAAAAACTGCGCCGCGAAGTGGCCCGTGAAGATCAAGCCGCCCGCCTCGCCGCCGGCCTCCCGGCCCGCCGCCGTGTCCTTGTCCGCTTTGGAGCCTAAATGGGACTATTGAGCAAAATCACCGGCATCTTTCACGGCGGGACGGTTGCCAAGGCCGCCAGCCAGCGCCGCCGCTTTGATGCCGCGGCGATCAACCGTTTTACTGCCGGCTGGATGGCCGAAACCAACAGTATCGACAACGAACTGCGCTCTGACCTTGACCGCCTACGCGCCCGCAGCCGCGACCTTGCAAACAACAACGACTATGTGCGCAAGTATTTGCAGATGGTCGTCGGCAATATCGTTGGGCCGAATGGATTCATGCTGCAATGCCGCGTCGAAGATGCCGCCGGTGTCCAGGATGGCTGGGCGAATACGGCGATTGAGGCCGATTGGCGCAAATGGGGCCGGCAATGCGAAGTGACCGGCAAAATGGGCTTTGTCGATCTCAGCCGCGCCATGATCGAAGGTCTGGCCCGCGATGGCGAAATCCTTGTCCGCAAGATCATTTCCCCGGTCAATGCCTGGGGCTTCGCCCTGCAACTGATCGATATTGACCGCCTCGACACTAGCTACAACGTCGCCCCGGCTGATGGCCGCAACGCCGTCATCATGGGCATTGAAGTCGATAGTTACCAGCGCCCGGTCAAATACCATATTTTCACGGCGCACCCGCAAAGCAACGGCCACCGCACCCGCGAAGCCGTGCCGGCGGTGCAGATCATTCACCGCTTCGTCACCCGCCGCGCCGGGCAGACGCGAGGCTACCCGTGGGCGCATGCCGTTATCCATTCGCTGCATGACCTCAACGAATACAACAAATCAGCCCTGCTGGCCGCCCGTAAAGGGGCCGATACGCTCGGCTTCTTTGTCTCGCCGAATGGCGAACCGCCGCCAATGGACAGCGAAGAAGGTGGCGAGCCGATCAGCGTCAGTGTGCCTGGGCAGTATGAAACCCTGCCCGAAGGCTACGATTTCCGCGCCTACGATTCGCAATACCCCAGCGCCACCTATGGCGAGTTCGTCAAAGCACACCTGCGCCGCATCGCCACCGGCCTCGGCGTCAGTTACAACACGCTGGCCGAAGACCTTGAAGGGGTCAATTACTCGTCCATCCGCTCCGGCGTCATCAATGAGCGCGATTACTGGATGACCCTGCAAAACTGGTTCATCGAATCCACACTGGTGCCGCTCTTTGAAGAGTGGCTGCGCTACGCCCTGAGCGCCGGCACGATCAAGCTGCCCAACGGCAGCGCCTTGCCGCTGCTCAAATACGACAAATTCGCCGCCCACACCTGGCAGGGCCGGCGCTGGCAGTGGGTCGATCCACTCAAAGACATCGAAGCCGCCCGCCTCGCTGTGCAATCCGGCGTATCCAGCCCGCAAGCCATCGCGGCGCAGATGGGCATGGATGTGGACGATGTGCTGGCCGACATCGCCCGCTTCGAAAAATCCGTCGCTGCTGCCGGTGTGGGCAGCGTTTCCTACGTCAAGGCCGGCGCAGTGCCGCTGGCGGCGCCGGAACAGCCGGCGCAGTAAATACGGGGGTTGTATGAGCCGTAACGCCTACCTCGCCGAGTTGCGCGGCTCGCAGAATCACCCTGATTACAGAAAACCAAAGGAGTAACAAATGAAAATCGAATGCTTGATGACCTTCCTGGACGGAAAGGACCGCTTTGAAGAAGGCGATGTCCGCACGGTAGAGGACGAAAAAGGGGCGCAGTTCGTCGCTAATGGCTGGGCCAAGGATGTTGCAGGTCGCGTGGCGACAGGTGATTCCGCAGCCGCTGAAACGACTCTGGCAGTTAATAACTCTGTAATCGGTTTGGGAGACAGCAATGGCTAAAACAGTCCACGACGATGTGCTTGATGGCGCGCTGAATATTATCAAGAATAACTGCACCCGGCATATCGCCTGCTCGGCGCAACCGACAACCTATGCTGAGGGGAATGCGACTTACGCACTCGCTGACGTGACAATGGCCTCGGGCGATTTTACTAATGCCAATGGCGATACCAGCGGGCGTAAGACGACGGTGGCTGCGAAGTCGGGCGTGCTGATTGACACGTCAGGGACGGCTACGCATGTCTGCCTACTGGACGTGACAAACTCCAAGCTGCTCTATGTCACTACCTGCACCTCGCAGGCTGTGACGGCTAATGGCTCCAACACAGTCAATTTCCCGGCTTGGGATATTGAGATTGCGGACCCAGCTTAATCATGCTGACCCCCATCCAACTATCCACACTCAAGTCACTAGCTTCGGCTGATCAGGCTGCGGCCAACTTTATCGAAACAGCAGATGATCAGGCGCTAGCCGACTGGTTCAACGCTATCGACGCATCGTTTTTTGTTTACCGATCAGTGCTCACCCCGGCAATGGCGCGTGCGGCCATCATTCAGGGGGCAACCCAGCTTGATGGCCTGACGGTCGGTAAGCGGGACTCGCTGTTCTATCTCGCATCAGGTGATCTCGCAGTATTCAAGTCCGAAGTCAGGGCAGCGCTTGATGACCTGTGCGGCACGATGAACCAACTCAAACTGTACATTCAGGGCGCTTGCAAGCGTAACGCTACCCGCGCTGAAAAATCCCTGGTTGAATCAGGCATTGGCAGCAACGCCGTCCCGGCAGTGATGGGCTACGAAGGCAAGCTATCCGCTGCCGATGCGTCACAAGTGAGGGTCGCTTAATGGACTACAACGCACTGTGGGATGAAGTGCAGGCCAATCCGGCTTGCGCTGACTATATCCAGACCAATGAGATGGCAAAGATCAGCGGTGCGGAAGCATCGGCTAAGGACCAAGCAATTGCTGATTTGATCAATGCAGCTCGCCCAGCGCAGATGGTCAGTGTCACGGTGGAGGAAGTGTTCGATGCACTGTTTTCGAGCGGAGATTACATGACGCTCAAGATGGCTCAGTTGCAGGGTAACCCGAGCGCGGTCATGGCGTTTTCGGTCCTTGAGGATTCGAAGCGCATTGGCTCAGGTAGTGTCGACCTTCAATCTCCGACGACTGCTGGTCTGCTTGATTTGCTTCAATCCGAAGCCCTGCTGTCACAGACTGGTCGTGATGCGCTGATTGCCAAGGCCGCCAAGCCAGCCGAGCAAGTGACTGCGGCTGATATTTCCCGCGCCGTGCGTGGGCCAAGGGAGTAAATAATGGCTAATAGCAAAGTTGAAACGCAAGTCACTTGGGCGGCGGCTTCGTCGGTTACGGTCAGCTCGGCAACTGTTGTCTGGTCGGATGCCTTTGCATTCCACGATGACGACATGGAGGCCGAGCTGCAAGTCAGTGTCGATAACTCAGGTACTGCAGCGACAGGGGATGTATGCACGGTCTATGTCGCTTACTCAACCGGGGATATCCTTGGCGATAGCGGTAACGACTTTGCTACTGTCGAGCATTCCGAATTCGTCATGCAGTTGGATACCTACGCCACTAACACGCCCGGCGAAGACCCGGCGCGCCGATCATCACCGTTACGGGTTGCGCCAACTGCCTGCAAAGTTGGTGTCAGTTGCCCGAATGGAGGTGTTGGTGGCCGTAACTTTGTCGTTCGCGCCCGTATCGCTACTGCTCGCTCGGCATAAATAATGGCTGTCCGTAAACGCTCGCGGATTTGGACGCAGCAGCCGCAGGGTGCGGTCGGGCCGTCAAAGCTGATTTCCGGGGCTGTTGCCTGTGCTTCGGTCATCGGGCTTGAGTCTGTCGCAAGGCAAACAGTGACTGGCACGCCCACGCAATCGGTTATTCCAGATGGGGTAGGAACCACTTTTGCCAGTGGTCAATACGTCACCGTCAATCATGGATACACCGGCACTGACTACACACTGATTGCAATCGGTGATTTCACCCATGCATCGGCAGAGCGGCATTTACTTAATAATGACGATACTGGATCAAATCGTGTATTCCAACTCCGGATTAATGGGTATGCGACTGAGTTTATCCCGTTTAATGCAGCGGGTTCTACCGGATATCTTGCTATTTCTTCAGCGGGGTTTGTAGCGACACCAAAAACTCGCGCTAGAGCCGTTATTGCGCGAGCGGGTGGCGGCAAGATCGCCCTTGATGTGACTGATTGCGGTGCTACGTCGGGAACGATTGCATCCCATAAAGCCATGATTGGGTCGACGATGGTCGGCAACATGATTGGTAATACAGGATTGGGCAATAGCGACAAAACCCTAGCCTACGCAATCATTCCGCGCTATATGTCGGACGCGGAAGTCAAATGTATCATTGACAACCCTTGGCAAATCTTCGCCCCGCAAACCCGCCGCAGGTTGATTTCGGTAGGGGTTGGCGGAAGCAGTACCGATCTTACTGTTCAAGAGGCAACTCACGCCCATTTAGCCGACTCGCCAACCTTTAGCATGGCGACTTATCTCGCTGTTGCCGAATCCTTGCACAGTCACGCGGCGGATAACTTGACGCTAGGAACCACTGGGGCGGCCAGCCTGATCGTGCAAGAGGCGAATCACACGCACATCGCCGACGGTATCGGTCTAACGACGCAGTGGCTATTGACTGTTGCGGAGGCGCTCCATGCCCACGCGGCAGACAGTCTGACGCTGGACACCAGCAACGCCACGGCACTTACGGTGCAGGAAGCGACGC